CAATAGATCCTCCAGGCTGGAGGGAAGTCGTTGCATAAAGAGTTGACACTTTCTCTTTATTTTAATAAAATAAACGATATAAGGAATTTAATATGGCGAATTCAACATCAGCAAATTTAAAACTTCCAGTACAAGCAACTGGAGAAAACTCAGGAACTTGGGGACAAATTACAAATACTAACCTTTTAATCTTAGAACAAGCAATTGGTGGTTTTACTACTTTTAATATAACTAACGCTGCTAGATCTTTAACTTTTACTAATGGTGCAGTATCCAATGGTAAAAATGATGTTATTAAATTAACAGGGACTTTGGCTTCTAATCTTACTGTTAGTATTCCAAATTCAATTGAAAAAACTTATCAAGTACAAGACGCATGTGATCATGCTGGAAATACTTTAACTTTTAAAACAGCTTCAGGTACAGGTGTATTATTATGTGAAGGCAATAATTACACATTATATTCTGACGGAACAAATGTTGTAAAACTTCATGAACAAAGAAATTGGAGAGCAGTATCAGCAGCAGAAACAGTTCAAGCTGGTGCTAAACTTTTAGTAAACACAAATGGTGGAGCAGTTACAATAACTCTTCCAGCGTCACCGGCTACGGGCGATGAGGTACATTTTGCAGATCAAGGTTATGATTTCAATACTAACGCATTGACTGTTGGTAGAAACTCTTCTAATATAGCTAATGCAGCATCTGATCTTGTAGTTAATACTCAAGGCGCAGCTTTTTCATTAGTATTCTCAGGAGATGCTACAACAGGATGGACTTACACGGAGAAATAATATGTCAAATTACGAAGCAACAAAATACGATTTTTCAGGAGCAAACCTTACAGGTATAGAGGGAATTCCTACAGCGACTATTGTGCCGTGGTCTTCTGCTTCAGTGCCAACAGGTTTCTTAGAGTGTAATGGTCAAGCAGTTTCAAGATCAACTTATGCAGATTTATTTGCAATCGTAGCTACAACTTATGGAACTGGAGACGGTTCATCAACTTTTAATGTACCTAACTTACAAGATAATGTAGCAGTTGGAAAATCAAACAACAAAGCTTTAGCATCAACTGGTGGAGCAAATACAGTTGCAGTGGCAGCTTCCGGTAACATTTCGGGTTCAACAGCTAACGCTACTTTATCAACAGGGCAACTTGCAAGTCACAGTCACCCAAAAGGCGCCAACACTAGTGGAAATACTACTCCTAGTGCTCCAGGTGGAGCTGTTAGTTCATCTAACACGGGTAGCACTGGTTCAGGTGGTGGTCACTCACATAACATGAGTGCTAACTTTTCAGGCGACACAGCAAACCCTTCTGTGCTACAACCATATTTAACAATAATTTACATAATTAAAACGTAGGAGAAAAAATGGCAAGTTTAGGAAATTGGACAATAGTATTTGATGATAAATTAATTATCAAACAAAGTGAAGGAATTGGTCACACTATTGATGATGATTCTTTTTGGAATGATTCTAAGTTTTCAAATATTTGGGCTATTCACTATGGAACTTCAGTTTCAACAGACGAAGTAGAATATAGAGACGCAACACCTCATTCAACATTTGCAGATGCAAATATAGGCGACATAAGTCAATTCACTAATAAATGGGATTCAGCTCATTTAACTCAATTACAAGCTGATTGGGATGCAGACGAAAGAGACGAGTCTGAAAAAGGTCCAAGACCTACATCATACTCATCTTAATAACATCCAAGAAGTTAATATATATTTGCCATCACCTGATAAAGGTGGATTACCTCTGTGAACATATGGAAATGCAGCCGGCCAAATAACTACTCTACCTTTTTTAGGTTTTACTCTTTTAGAAAAATGTAAAAATTCTGTTTCACCTCCTTCTTCAACATCATTTAAATATATAGAAAACACAAAAGCACGTGGTTCATTATCAAATCCTTTTCCATGTTCTATATGCCATGTATGATAGCCTTCGGTACGTAAAGTTTTCTGAATTTTTAAACAAGTATAATAAAATTTATCTATGCCATAAGCTTCTTTAGCACCTGTTACAGTTAAATAATTTTGAAAAGCTATATCAAAATTTATCATCATAACTCTTAATTCTTCCCACCATAAATTTATATTATGTTCGTTTGCAAAAAATTGTTGATCTTGTTTTACTAACGTTCCTGCTTTTTCAAAATCAGTTCTGTTAATTGTTTCATTAAATTTTACTCTTCTTTCATAGAAGTCTATGGCTTTCTGACATTCATCAGGCATAATAAAGTTGTCATATACGCCAATAAAATTATTTATACTAACTGTTTTTTCTATCATTCATGTTTACCTGTTCTTTTATAAATATTATCATAAGCATGGTTTTTATAAAGACCGTTTTGATTTACGTAATGTAAAAATATTTGAGCCATCCCTTCTCCTTTATAAATCCCCGGTCTCCAATGTTTATGTTGACGTCCTCCATATAAAATAGCATCTCCTTCTTCTAATTCAAAAGAAGTTCCTTCAACAATAATAGGCCAATCATCATGTTTTTTTATACAAGAAGTTATGCTTATTTCACAAGAAGGTCTATCAATGTGTTTAGTTAAACTTGCATTAAAAACATAATATCTCCAATATGCATAAGTTGGAAATAATTTTAAATTTGATTTTTTTTCAACAAAAGGTAATTTTATATCTAATAAACCATTTAATAAAGGATCATTGTACCATGCAGGGGAAAACGATTGATTATCTATTTGCCAATCTTTATTTTGATCTAACTTATTATAGCAATATTTTTGTAAAATTTTTAATTCATTTTTATGAAAAAAATTTTTAATTAATTTAAAATTTATTGTAACCATGCTACTATACTGTATCTATTTCCTTTTGTTATAGGTTGTATGCTGTGAGGATACATAAAGTTACTAGGAAAAAATACTATTGTTCCTTTACCTAATTTAAATCTTTTTATTTCTTGTTCTTTTTGATCTGTAAAAATTAAATCTCCACCCTCGTATTCATCGTTAAGATTCATAATAATACTTAAATGTCTAGGTGCACTTGTAAAATGATCTGTATGTATTTCATACTTACCACCTGCTGAATAATTTAATAAATCTATTTGATTTATTTTTTCACTACTCATTTTTGGAAACTTACTTTTATAATAAATGTAAAGCCTTTCTATTTCTTTCTTAATATAGTTCCAATAAAATAAGTCTGTAGGTGTGTTAAAACTTAAATGATAGCCTTTTACATTTCTTATGTTAGTGTCTACAGTAGATTTAATTTCTAGATGGGTTTTAGCTTTTTTATTTATTAAAGGTATTATTTTATCTATAAAATCTGGATTAATTATGTTATTCAATTTAACAATTGCTTCTAAATGGTCCATAATTATGATACTTTCATTCTCTATAAAACTAATATATAAGCTACTATATGCTACAAAAATTAAATTTCAAGCCTGGCTTTAACAAACAAGACACCGAATCTGGTGCCGAAGGTCAATGGACAGATGGTGATTTTGTGAGATTTAGATATGGACTACCTGAAAAGATAGGCGGTTGGAATCAATTAACTGCTGGATCCTTAACTTTACCAGGAGCAGCTAGAAAGCAACATGCTTTTACTTCTTTTGCCGGTGAAAAATACGTAGCTATTGGAACATCTCAAGGTTTGTTTTTATATTATGGTAATAATTTTTTTGATATTACTCCCTTAGATACAGCTATTACAGGATGCACTATAACAACAGTTAATGGTTCAAATACTGTAACTATAAATAAAGGATCTCATGGTTTAGCCAAAGGAAGATATGTGACATTATCTGGTGTGACTGTTACAGGTGCCTCAGATTACACGCCAACAGAATTACAACAAGTTTATGAAATACAAACAACTCCAGATGTAGACAAGTTTACTATATTAGCTTCTAGAAATGAAGGAGGCTCAGGTATGACTGCAGCGGGTGCAGCAACTGTTAATCCTTATGTTGAAGTAGGTCCTACTTTTCAAACTGCAGGTTATGGTTGGGGTACGGATTTATGGGGATCTAG